TCAGGCCAAATCGGCGAGTTGCAGCGGCGGGGAGTGGTCGAAGGTGCCCACCTGACGGACCCACAGCGCACCGGGGCCATGAGCGGCGATGAGGCTGGCGCGCTCGGCGGATGTGAGCGCAAGCGAGGGGGAGTCGGTTTGCCACATGGCGTGGGGCGCCCCGGCTGGCCCGAAACCGACGAGGTAGGCTTCCCGCTCCTCGACCAGGGGCACCTCCACGCTATCCTCCCAGCGATACTGTCCGCGCGCACGGCGGGTCCAGCGCCAGGTTGTCGTCCCGCTTGTGGCCCGCTGCGTACGAGGGTGGACGGGGCACAGCGGGCGCCGCGAAAGGCCCGCGTTGGCGAGCGGTGCGATCACTGTCTCGGCATCTCCCGTGGACATGGCCGCGATGCGCGAGGTGGCGAGCGGGGGAACCGGCACCGGATCGATCGGGATCAGGCTGTCGTCGACAAGGATCGTCGCAGTGCCAACAGCGTGGCCGAGCGCGGCAGCAGGCTCGGTGCCACCACGCCCGCGCAGCAGCCCGGTGAGCCGCCAGCGCCCGCCGCCCAGCGGCTCAGCGCGCAGGAATTGCACAAGCTCACCCCCGATCAGCATCCGGTTTGCGCCTGACGCAATACCGTCGCGATCCGTGTCGAGCAGATCGAGATCGTCCGCGACCAGCGCCACCACCGCTTCCGCGGCGGGCTCGAGCAGAAGTGCGCGCGATGCCGCAAGCGGCGCGTCGAGCGTGCCCGTCACGGCCCGCCGGATGCCGGTCGTGCCGAGCTCGACGAGGGCGGTGCCCTGCAGGGCGTAGAGCGCGGCCCCCCGCCACGCGCTGTTGGCGGCCGATGCGGCAGCGAAGATCAGCGGCTGGGCGGGGTTGGTGCCGGCTTCGGGCGGCATTTCGAAGGCAGCAAGGCTGGTCGCCGGGATGGGCAGATCGACCGGCGCGAGGTTCTCGCCAGGATCACTCGCGCGCGCGCTGCCGCATGAGGGAGCGAGCCGTTCAAGCTCGAGCGCAACGCCGCGGTCGAGCCATTCCCAGCTGCGCAGCAGCCAGTACCCGGGCGTGTCCGGCAGCCTGACAATGCTGCCCGGGATCAGGCGCGGGTCAAGCTCGCCGATCCGCCAGGTGACGGTTTCGTGCTGCCAGCGGGAACGGTTGGCATTGTCATTGGCAAGCTGGCGCGCGCCGCTCGCGGTGAGCGTCGCGGGCAGATCGATCATCAGTTCGCGGCCCGCCTTTCGGCTGCCGCTCGCCCGTTGCACGCCTGTCTGGTAGTCGCGCTCCTCGTCGTAATAGCGCAGCGCGGCCGGGGTCCGGGCGGGCAGGCCGGCGCGCTGCTTTACCCTGCTTTCGTCCCGATCGCGGTCGTCGCGGGCGAGCTGGTCGGGGAGCGTCATCACCTCGCCTTCAGGTTGCACGCGCGTGGCGATGGTCAGCCCCTCCTGCCCGGATGTGCACACCAGCGGGATCACCTGATCGATCGCTGCGAGCGTTGAGGAAAGCGCGCCGCCCTCGTCGGCAAAGCCGCGCGCCTCGGCGAGCGGGGGTTCGGCCGGCGGCAGCACCGCATCGGGCACAAGCTGGGCGAGCGAGACCGTCTCGTCGCCGCCATCGGCGAAGATCTCGAAGCTCATTGCCGGGATGCGGTTGCCGTAGTCGCCCAGCTCGAGGTTCTCGAAGACGACGTAGGCGCAGTCGCGGAAGGCGGGTGCAAGGGCGCCCTTGGCGGCAGCGATCAGCGGGTCGACGGGATCGTCGCCGAAGCCGCGATAGACCCGCAAGGTGCCGCCGACCTTCAAGTCCTCCTGCGCGCCGCGCAGCAGGTTGCCATCGGCCCAGATCCGCCCGACACGGTCGATCGGCGTGCTGGACAGGGCGATGGCGAAGGAGGCCGAGTAGGAATAGACGGTGGTCGAGGGCTGGCCCTTGCGCCCCTTCTGCTTCTGCTTGCTCTCGATCAGATCGGTTGACCAGATCACCGTTCCGCCCACGCGCATTCGCCCGAACTGGCGCGGGATCGGCTGGCCATAGCTCGAGGTGCTGAGCGTCAGGTCCTTGAGCCGCGGTCCCTCGCGCCCCTTGGGGCCGAAGACGCGCGCGTCGATCTGGTGCCCCACCAGAGCGCCGAGCGCGCCGCCAAGCGGCCCGCCGATCGCGCTGCCGAGAGTGGTCAGGAGCAAGGTTGCCATCAGATTAGCTTTCGCAAGAGGAAGCGAGGCGCCATGCGGCCTCGATCTGCCAGGCGGGCTCGCGCGGCTGCCTGACCACGCGTCGCAGGCCGGCATGGGCGTGAACGACGCTGCCCGCGTCGATGGCGATCACCAGATGGTGCTGCGCATAGCCGAGGGCGAGGAGCAGGACGTCGCCCGCGCGGATCGGCCTGCCCGCCGCGACGAGGCCCGATTGCATGGCCAGGGGGAGCCAGCCATCGATCGCGATGTTCCGCAGCCCGTAGCCCTGCGGTGTCACCGTCCGCACGCCGGCAGCGGCCAGAGCGGTATCAACCAGCCCGATGCAGTCGAGCCCGGTGGCCGGATCACGCCCGTGCAGACGGAACCGGCAACCGACAAGGCCGAGGGCGGCCTCGGCCACGGCGCTGCCGTTCGGGCTCACGACTGACCGTAGCGGGCCAGAAGGTCGTTCCCCGGCAGAAACGGCTCGCCCCGGAAGTTGGCGGCATTGCCGAAACGGTCCGAGCAGGTGGCAATGGTGTGATCGCAGCCCTCGCGCAGTTCCGCCAAGGTGCCGGGCAAGGTACCCTCGACCAGTGGCCTGTCGAGCACCAGCCACTCGCCGTCGGCGTCGATCACGCCGAAGGCCACGCCGGTCTGCGGACCCGCCATGAATCGCAGCCGGCCATCGACATGGGCCTCCCCGTCGACCCCGGCAAAGCGCACGCGATTCCCTTCCAGATCGATCTCTGCCAGTTCCGGCTGCGAGGTGAAGCGCACCGCCGAAAGCCCGCATCCGGGCCCGCAGAATTCGGCCCGGCAGGTCGGCGAGGTGCGCGGCACAAGATCCTGTTCGAGCAAGCTCTTGTTCGAACGCAGCTCGGCGGAGAATTGCACCTCGTCGTCCTCGATCCGGCCGATCTGCCCGGTGTAGAGGGTGTGGTGCTCTAGCGCTGCCCAGTCGACAGCGCCGATCTCGATCGCGGCATCGTCGAACAGCCCGGCGGCCAGCTCGCTCTCGCGGATCGAATCGTGATTGAGCGCTCCCTGCACTTCCGCGCTGTCATTCGCCAGTTCGGCGGTAAGGCGGATCGCGGCGGGGATCATGCCGGGGGCGGCGAGATGGCGGATGCCGCCGAAGGTGAGATCGCGATCGTGGCTGGTGAAGGCGAGCGTGCTGCCATCGCGCCGGTAGATGCGCCAGAAGGTTGCCACCGTATCGAGCTCGCGGTCGAAGAACACGCGCGGCATCAGGCCGTCTCCCTGATCTCGATGAGCGGGACCGAGGGGGCTTCACCGGCGGCGAAATTGATTGCCGATACGTCGAGCCGGTCCTCGGCAAAGCGCACCGGCACGTCGAAGCGGAAACCCGCGCGCACCTCGGCGCCGGCGGCGGGGGCGGCGGCGAAGCGGAGCATGCCTTTCTCGCCGAGCGTCCAGGCGGTGGTGGCGACGCCGCCTACGCTGACCACCAACGTATCGGCCCGCGGGCGGGTGATGGCGCGTACTTGCGGCTGCGTGCCGCCGCCGTAGAGCTTCACCAGCTGGAAATCCGCGCGCACGCCGTCGCCAATGCCCAGCAGCTGGTCGAGCCGGGTGGGCGTGCCGGCCATCCCGTTGGAACTGTTGTCGAACGGGTCCATCAGCCGGAAGCCGCGGGCAGGGCCACGGCGGGCGCGGAAGAAGGCGATCAGATCGGCAAGCTCGGTCTCCGAGCGGATGCCCGGGCCGACATCGAAATGCAGCCGCGCGTCCGACCACAGCGAATTGCGCCTCTCGTGCCCGGACGCGGTCACTGCGATCGAGGTCGAGAATTCGGGCGCCACTGATGCGCTCCGGCCGAGCGCGAAGGGATAAAGCACGTCGTCGAAGGGGTCCATGGCTTGCTCCGGAGGAGGGGCGAGGCGGGTGTAGCCGTCGCGGCTGACCTGCGGCAGCGCCCAGACATAGCGGCGGGCGATGCCCCGGGTGGCGGCCTCGTCGAGCCCGGCATCGATGCGCGTCCAGAAGGTTTCGGCATTGGCCGGATCGAGAACAAAGCCGGCAAGGTAATCCTGCGCCGCGAGCGGGTAGCCGAGTCGGGAGTTGACGAATGTGTAAGCCGCGCGCCGCTCGGCGTCGGCGCCCGAGGTGAGCCAATCGTAGTCTTCCAGCTGCAGGCGATTGAAGGCGGGATAGGCCCAAGCGGCCGGTAGATTGGCGCGGTACAGCTCGGGCATGTTCGCGGCGAGGATCGTCGGCGTGAAGGCAAGCAGCATCACTTCGGATGGGCCTTGCGCAGCCGTGCGCACCGCGGCCGTCAGCGCAGCGGTCGACTGGGCGAGCAGCACGCCCGCCGCATCAAGCAGCGCTTTCGCAGCAGCATCGAGCGGGGCGGCCATGTCGGTGATCGCTACGGGATTGCCGCCGAGCGCCGCCTTGGAGGCATCGTCATAAAGGCAGATTTCGCGATTGGCCGTCACCCACCACCAAGGCTCGCCGATCTGGAAGCGCACCGGTTGGCCGGCCGCCTTGAGCAGCGCGACGAAGCCGACCGCGGCACCCGCCAGCCATGTGCGCACCCCATTGTTCGCGGGCGAGAGCAGGCTCGACGGCGGTACCCATCCGGTCAATGCCGGCGCGCCGCCGGTGGTGCGCTGCTTCCATTTATCCCGGGCGTAGCTGTCGAACAGCTCGTAGGACAGCGAGGTGATCACCTCGAACCCGGCCGTCTTCGCCCCGGCGAAGAAATTGTCATGCCATGCGGCCGCCGGGGTGCACAGGGCACCGGCGGCATCGACTTTGAGTGTGCCATCTGCTTGCCTGGCAAGCCGCATGAAGTGGCTCATGCCGACATAGTGCACGATGTCCCCGCGGTAGCCGAGGCCGGTCACCGTGCGCAGCAGGCGCGCCGGGGTCTGGTTGTAGGCATCGTCATAGGCGGTGGCGATGCGCTCTCCATGAGGCGGCACGAGCACGTCACCCAGTTCGAGCATCGCCCGCGATCCGTCAGCGCGGATTTCGGATAGGCTCACCGATCCGTTGAACCGCGCCGGGAGCGCTGCCGTGCTCCCCGCGACAAAGCCCTGCGGCACCAGAGAAATGAACATGCGATCAATATCGCCCGCGAAGATCGGCCCGCCCGGCAGACCATAGCCGCTCTGGAGCGTAGAGAAGGGCAGGGTGATCCGGGCATCGGCGGGCGTGCCTTCGGCATAGTTCCAGAGCCGGACATACCAGACCCGGGGCTCGCCCGCGGCATTGCGGCCCTCGATCGTCAGCGTCGGCCCGTTGGGCTGGTCAAGCGCGATGACGCCGGTCGATTGCCAGCGGAAGCTCAGCGTCGTGTAACGATAGTCGCGATCGGTGGCATAGGCGAGCAGCGGGTGATCGAGGGTGTCGACGCTCTCCCAGATCAGACCGACAATCTCTCCTGCATTGTGCAGCTCGACGTCGACCCTCAGCGCATCGGGAGCGGTTGTGATCACCGAGGCCATCGCGGGCCGCGGGAAATTGACCGTCCAGAAGCGCGGATCGAAGCGCTGCATGAAGGTGCTTTCCTGCGCGCGGCGTTCGCGGGCGAGCCAGAATGCCATCCTCGTGCTCCTTGCTCAGACCTGTTGCAGCGCGCGGCGCACGGCACTGGCGATCTGGCGGGAGGAGCGCTGCATGGCGGTGGGCGCTGCCTGCCCGCGCGGCACGGCAACCTGGATCGCGACGCGCACATCGCGGGCCTGAGCGGCTGCCGGGCCGCTCTCGATCCGCCCCGCAGCGGTCGGCACGAACACCTCCGGCCCACGCTCGCCGACCAGAAACGCGCGGCCGGGCGAAACGGGGCCGCCGGTGGCGCGTCCCGGCAGGCCGAAAGCGGCGCTGAGCGTCCCGCTGAGCAGACCGCCGAGACCGCCGCCATTGGCGCCGCCGCCTCCGCCGAACAGGCTGCCGATCCCCGCCTGCAGAGCGTAAGCGGCGATTTCGGACAGGGCGGCGAAGGCGACGCGCTTCAGGTCATCGAAGCCCAGGCTCCCGCGGCGCAGCGCGCCCAGCAGGCCGCGCTCGAGCACCGCGCCCGCGCGGCCAAAGCCGTCGGTAAGCGAGCCGTCGAGCGAGCGGCGCATCGCCTCGACATCGCTCGCAAAGCCATCGGTCTTGGCGCGTACATCGACCACCAGTTCGTCGAAATTGTCAGTCATCGGCGTCGCGCTCCATCATGCGGGCGATTGCCTCGCGGCTTGGCGGGGGAAGGGCGGTCGGGTCGTCGTGAGGGGTGAGCGCGGTCGCGAGCTCGGCAGGCGTGGCAGACCAGAATTCGGCCGGTCGCCACCCGAGCAGCTGCGCGGCAAGGCCCGCCCAGCGCAGGGCGGCGTCGCCAAAATGGGCGGTCATGCCTCGCCCTGAAGCACCTGTGCGAGCACAGCGCGCACCGGCACGGTGGCGCCGACCAGCCCCATGCCCAGCACCGCCTCGCCTACCGCGACCCGTTCGGGGCGGTGTTCGGACGGCAGGCAATGCCACAGCAGCGCGGTCATGTCGGTGAGCGTCAACCCGCCCGCCGCTGCGCGCTCGACCAGCGCAAAGAGCGAGCCGAGTTCGGCCTCGGCCAGCACGAGGTTCTCGAAGCTCGGGCGCAGCACATGGGTGACGCCCGCGACCACAAGCGTTGCCTCGCCGCGCAAGAGGTTGGCGGTGCGCGTCACGATGCCACCACCGGGCCCGAGCTTTCGAGCTGCAGCGTGTAGCTGCGCTCGCCGTTGAAATCCCCGGCATAATCAAGCCGCTGGACGAGGAACTTGCCGCGCAGCTTCGCGCCGTCCTCGAAGGACAGCTCGTAATCGTCGAGCGTCCCGTCGAGCGCGCGGGTGCGCACGGTGTTTTCGGCCACGCTGCCGAGGAAGATCCCCGCCGCGCTCACCGAAACCGAGCGCGTGCCCGCACCCGAGAGGATGTCGCGCCAGCCGCCCGATTGCTTGTGGGTGACGACCACGGTGTCGCCGTTGATCGACAGCTGCGTGGTCCTGAGGCCCGCGATCGTCTGGTACACCGCGGGCGTCGCCCCGTTGGTGATCTTGAGCAGGAAGGCGGCGCCGGATTGTGCGGGCATGGGGGTTCACTCCGTCAAAGGGGTTCGAAAATGCGGAAGCGGTATTCGAGCAGCGCCCCGCGCTGATTGTCCGCGCGGGCTTCGCTGCGCGAGCGCAGGAAGCGGATCGAGGCGAGTTCGAAGCCGGGCTGGAACGGCGGCAGATCGAGCACGCGGCGCTCGATCGCGGCGAGCAGCGGGGCGTCGTCGCCAGCCGCATCGGTGCGGCTTTCGAGCTCGAGCGCGATGCGCACCTCGCGCCCCTGCCGGTCCTTCGTGCCCCAGTCGATCGACGCGCTGGCAGCGATGCCGAGCCATGGCGGCGTGACGGAGGGCGGGGCCTCCTCCTCGATGGCGTTGATTGCGGCCAGCGCCGGATCGGCGCGCAGCCAGGCAATCAGTGCGACGCGCAGGTCATTTTCCATCGCGGCTCACTCCGGTGAAGTCAGGCCACAAGGCGGTGGCCGAATGCCAATCGGCAGGACCGCGAGATGCCCGGCGGCGGCCTGGGGCAGCAGCGCGCGCAGCGGCAAGCCGAGCGGCGCGGGCGCGCAGGCGCTGGACGAGAGCGGCGGACCGGGTGACGACCGCGATCATCCCAGTCGCACCTCGCGCCACGGCCGCCATAGCGCGGTGACGCTGGCGGGCGGAACGGAGGCCGACTTGCCCTCGCGATCGCGGAAGTGGAACGCGGCGAGCCGGACGATCCCGTGCCGCAGGGGCGCGGGCAACGCATTCCAGTCGCCTGCGATCCCGACCACCATTTCCACCGCCAGCCCGCGCCCCTCGAAAGGGCGGAGCAGCTGGATGCAAGCGCTGGTCCCGATCCGCCATTCGAGCGCATCGCCGCTCACGGCGAGGGAAGTGCGCGTCCCGTCCTGGGCGATCACTGCGGCCGCAGAGATGTTCTGCACCGGCCGCGAAACCAGCTCCTGCCAGCCTCCGACGAGCGGAACCGTCTCCTCGACTGTCTGCCGCAGCGGCGTCTTGCCGGTGAACGCCTCGCAGATCGCGAGGCTGGTTGCGAGCAACTGTCTCAGCGCCTCGTCTTCATTGGGGCGGGTGATGCCGAGCCAGTGCTTGAGTTCCGCCAGAGCAGCGTCGCCCGGCACCGGGGGCTGCACGATTGTCCGCTGCATCGCGGTTTCTCCCGATTGATGATCCACAAGAAGTGCGCCCGCATCGCGCTGGTCAGGCGGGAGGAACGGCCTGAGGCGATGCGGGCGCGAGAGCCCGGCAGCAGCGCGAAGGGGGCACGCGCTGCTGCCGGGGAACAAGGCAAGGCTTGAGGCCTCAGGCCTCGATCTTGAGCAGCTTGATCGCCGCCGAATCGAGCACCTTCCCGCCCAGCCGCTTGGTGGCGTAGAAGTGGACGAAGGGCTTGTTGCTGAAGGGATCGCGCAGGATCCGCGTCGCGCTGCGCTCGGCGATGAGGTAGCCGTTCCTGAAGTTGCCGAAGGCGATCGGGAAGGCGGCGCCGGCAACGTCGGGCATGTCCTCGGCCTCGACCACCGGATAGCCGAGCAGGCGGTTGGGCTGGCCTTCGACCATCCCCGGCTGCCACAGGAACGCACCATCGGTCGTCTTGAGCTTGCGCACCGCGGCGAGCGTGGTCGAGTTCATCACGAACACCGCGCCCTGGCGATGGCCCGGACGCAGCGCGTGAATGAGGTCGATCAGCTTGGTGTCGAGCGCGGTGCCGAGCCCGGTGGCGCTCCCGGTGCCGATGTACTGCATCGTCCCGAAGGCGCGCACGCCGTCTTCGGCGGTCGACTTGGTGCCGTTGATGAAGCCTTCGGGCTGGTTGACGCCGGTGCCCTTGACGAAGGCGGCCCCCTCGGCGCGGGCGAATTCGGTCGCGATCTCGTTCGCCAGCCAGCTTTCGAGATCGAAGCCGACATCGTCGAGCATCGCCTGGCTTGCCGCCGGGTTGGCGTAGAGATCGCCGCTCGGCGGGGCGATTTCGGCGAACTGGGGCGTGCCAGTCTCGGGCCGCGGCGCGGTCTCGCTGACCCAGCCCGAAGCGACGTTGGTGGTGGCGACGAGCTTGCGATAGCCTGCGGTGCCGGTCTGCACGACCTGGGCGATGGCGCGGATCGGGCTCATCTTGACGATGCGCGAGGCGATCGCCGCGTCGATCTGGCGCGGCACGGCAAAGCCGCCATCGGCCGGGTTGACGCCATTCAGAGATTTGACCTCGGTCTCGCGGCCGAGGCGCAAGTAGCCATCGACGAAGCTCTTCACTTCGGGGGCATCGGCAGCGGGCGCGGCGCCACCGATCGCCGGACGGCTAGCGGCGCGGGCGACCTTTTCGAGACGCGATTTCACCTCGTCGACATCGCTGCGCAGCGCGGCGATATCGGCTTCGGCCTGATCCTGACGGGCGACGATGTCGAAGCTTGCATCGAGCGGATCGGCGGCGGCGGAGGTTGCGGGGGTGGTCATGTTATCCATGGGGCAGAGGCCTTTCGGTTGGGCGTAAAAAAGGCCGCCCCAGAGGCGGCCGGTGGGAGAGACGGGAGAGGCGAAAACTCAGATGACGAGGTGTACCCGCGCCATCGGGTGCAGCGGGTCGGTAACGAGGCTGACTTCGAACAGCTCGACCTCGAGCAACTCGCGCCCCGCCGCCGATTGCCGCGCCGCGCGGGTGCGGAAGCCGAAGCTGAGACCGCTGACCTTGCCGGCGGCGAGCAACTGCGCCGCGCGGCTGGCGGGGCGGTCGATCCGGGCGATTACGCGCAAGCCCCGCGCATCCTCGGCGGCCTGTTCGACCACGCCGATCGGCTGATCGGGCCGGTGCTGCCAGTAGAGCGGCAGCGGCGTGCTGCGCGCCGCCAGCGTGGCCGCGAAGGCCCCGCGGCGGATTGTGTCGTGTCCGGTATCGGCGATGTCGAACAGCGCGGCGTAGCCGGCGAAACGGATCGGGGAGGGCGCCGCCGTCACAGCAGCTTCCACACGCCGAGCCGCACCGCAATGCCGACCAGCAGCAGCGCCAGCACGCCCCGGATGGCCCAATCGACGAAGGCCTTCCACGCGCTGGTCTTGGCGTCGCGCCACGCCTGCAGCAGCTCGCGCAGCTCGACGAGATCGCCCTCGGCGCCCGGATCGCCGAGGCCCAGCCGCTCGAGCGCGCGGTCGGTCGCGAGTGCGCTCGCCTCCTCGACGATGGCGCGCAGCGAGACGAGACCCGCCCCCTCCTCGCGCGCCTGCGCCATCAGGCTGGCCAGAATGTCTTCGCGGCTCATGGGGCATTCTCCTCTGCGGGCAGGCCCAGCATCTGGCGCTTTTCGGCGCGGCTCAGGAAATCGGCGTCCGAGACCTGCGACCACAGCCGCTCGCGGTCTTCGGAAAGGGCGGGAACCTGATCGAGATTGACGCGCAGCTCGGCATCGGGAAACCACGGGGCGAGGCCCTCTCGGATCGCAGCAAACAGCTTTTCGGCGAGCGGCAGCAGCGTCAGCCGCCACAGCGCGCGGTTTGCCTCGCGGTAGTTGGCATAGGTGTTGTCGCCCGGCAGGCCGAGCAGCATCGGCGGCACCCCGAAGGCGAGCGCGATGTCGCGCGCTGCCGCACTCTTCAGGGTCGCGAAGTCCATGTCGGCGGGCGTCAGCGCCATGCTCTGCCACTTGAGCCCGCCGTCGAGCAGCATCGGCCGCCCGGCATTGGCCGCTCCCGAGAAGGCGATGTCGAGCTCGCGCTTCAGCCGTTCGAACTGTTCGTGCGCCAGGCTCGCCCCGTCGCCGGTCTCATAGACCAGCGCGCCCGAGGGGCGGGCAGCGTTCTCGAGCAGCCCCCGGTTCCAGCGGGTCGCGGCGTTGTGGATCAGCACCGCCTGCCACGCCGCCTCGAGCGCGCCCGCGCCGACGTGATCGTCGAGTGGATGCATCGCGCGGATCGCGATGATCTCGGGCCAACCGTTCTCGTCTTCGACCGGGTGACGGCTGGCCGCGCCCGCGACGGTATAGTCATAGGCGACCGGCCAGCCATTGGCATCGAGCACCACCTGGACCCGGTCGGGACGCAGCGCGAACAACTCGACCGGCGTGCCGCTCGCATCCTTGAGGATCTGCACGTAGCCATTGCCGTGCAGCAGCAGATTGGCCGCCAGCGTCTCGACCAGCGATTGGCCCGCGCTGGTTTCGGTCACCAGCGCGGCAAGGCGCGGGTCGGGGCAGGCGAGCGGTGCCTGTCCGATCCCTTCTGCGATGAGCCGCACCGAGCGCTGGGCGATCGGGTTGGCAAGAAAGCCCTCCCGGATGCCGCGCCCGTAGCTGTAGTGGCCATTGGCCGGACCGCTCTCGAAAGCGGGAATCCAGCCCTGCGGAAAGCCGGAGGCAAGCGGCACGCGAGTGTGCTCCCCGCCCTTGAAGGCGGAGCGGAGAATGTCGAGCAGGGGCATGGGAATTCCTCGGTTTGCTGGACTGCCGGGGCGGGCTGCGATAGCCATCGGGGGCGAAGGCACAGGAGAACCC